CTTCTTTTTTTAAAGACTTAAATAGATTCATTTCTTTTAATTTCTTTTGTGCGTTTTTACTGTATTGCTCTAAAGTTTTAGTATCTCTCATACAATACCACTCCAATCATCAGAATTATCTTTTTTCTTTTTGATCTTTTTTTTCTGTTTAATAAATTGCTTATCTACCCAGTAAAACCATGAATCTATGCAACCAAAGAATCTATATAACCATTTATCAATCATACTTTGAAACCTTTTTTCCATGATTGAACGGCCCAATAAGCTGGAGATAAATTCTTTTGACCTCTTACTTTCTTTAGAACTGCACCCATTCTAGCCATGAATGATCTTTTTCTAGCAGGTATATGTTTCTTAATAGACATCTCTTTAGAGCCAAAATTTACTTTTTTAACTCTACCTGATGATCTATCTTTTACAAATACCTTAAATTTCTTAACATCACCACGCATTGGTTTGTTAAGTTTTACAGATCGTCCTTTATATTTTGCCATGTGACATAAATATCACAAAACTATCTTTTAAAGAACCTTTTTCTCCATTGATGACAAATATAATTTTCTTTGACAGCTTTAGCACCCCAACGACCACAAAACTGTCTTCGATTAGAATATAGACCACAATTACCACAGGCTTCTTTCTTTAAACTTATTTGAAAACTTTGAGGTAATGAATAATCTATGATTTCTCCATTAGGATAAAAGTTACTTCGTTTGTTTTCCAACTTCTACCAACTTTCTTAAATCTTTAACAGCATCTTCAAGTTTCTTTTGTCTTCTCAAAGCTATATCTCTTTGGATTTTAACTTGCTCTAACTCAGCTTTCATTTGATCTTTTTGTTGTCTTAATTTTAGAAATGTATTCTCTCCAATTACTTCACTCATATTATTTTCCTTGTCCTTTGTATCTAGTTTGTTTTTGTTGTCGTTTTTCATGTTTGTTTTTATTTTTCTTGTGTTTTCCAGCACCTCTCTTAGGTGGTTTATCTCTAGGTATGAAGTGCGTGAATTTTTGTTTAGCCATTTATATCTTCAGCTTTAGCTTCTATGATAAGTGGAAGTGGTTCAACAGTAGATGTAGTGTGTACTTTGTCTACCATGTTTAGATGATTTTTGGATAACCATATAAGCATTTTAGGATCTCCTTTTAATGCTCGTTCCCACATTTTCTTTCTTAAAGAAGCACGGCCTTTGTTTTTGTTTTCCTCAATTAAATCTGCATATCTTCTTTGTAAAGTTCTAGCAGAAGTTCCTATTACTGAACCAATTTCTTCTTGAGTACAGCCAATTTGACTAAGATTTGCAATAATATCTTCATCTAGTTCTTTCTTAGGTCTTCCTATAGATTTTGTCTTAATTGTGTCATCTGACATATTTTTGTCGCTTTTCATAATCTTATATTTCTATCTTTTTCATCTCTTTTATGCAACCAATAGGAAAGATATTTCTATCGCTAAAACTTTCTTCATTTTCATCATAACTAGCAAATGTCCATAGATATTTTTTATCTTTTCTAAAAACATATGCGTTAGTAATCATTACAGCAGGTTTCATTTTTTCAAATTCCATTACACTAGCATGACCACTATCTCCTAGAATATCTAACCATTTTATTTCATAAAAGTAATATTTCTGTTTGTTTATTGAAATATGACGAAATTTTGACTTTTTTTTGACCATTTAATGTTTCTTTTGTTCTTCAGATTCTATTATAGCACGATAATATTCTAATTGTGTTTTTAAAATATGATTTTCGATACTTAATGCAATTATTCTCTTTCTGCAATATTTAAAGATTCTGAGTATAGCTTTCATTAGTATTCTTCGAGGGGTATATCTTTAAATTTATGTTTTAAGTATTTTTTAGAGTCCTTCAAGATAACCCAATAATGTCCTTCTTCTCCTATTTTCTTATAATCACTATTGCTAGACTTCTTAATTTTTTCTGTAAGTATATTAGTATGTGTATTAGTATATTGTTTATTAGTAACAGGCGATAAGTGGGCTGTAAGTGATTGCTCGGCTTCGACATACTGAAATTTGTCATAGTTTTCAATGCTTATTACGGTAACAGATCGGTACTTGTGATTGTTAGTGGGCTGTAAGTGAGCCAATCTTGTTTTAATCATCTTCTTTCTTTTCAACTTCAACAAGAAACTACGCATTTCTGAATAAGTCATTTTAAAAATTGATGCTGTTTTTCTAATAGGAAATATCATCTCTGATCTTTTGAGAAATATTGGATTATCAAAAAAACCTAATGTTTTATCTTGGTGTGTTGCTGAACTTATCATGTATAGCCAAACTGATGCTTCTATGATGTTTTTAAATGCTTTGTGTTTATATATATCTCTATAGACTAAGAAATACCCGGATTTTCTTGTAATCATATGTTTAACTCCTTTAAAATCATACCATAATTGTTGATGCCTTTTTTTATCTTATAATTGTGTTTTAATTGTAGCTTATTTCTCTTAAAACCATCATAATTAACATGATGTTGATAACGACCGAACTTCCATGAAACTGTACAAATATCTGGGTGTTGATCTACTAAAGATTGAGCCATTTTCAATCTTCCATCATCTTTGTAAAGTTCATCAGTATTTCCACCTTTTAAAGTCATTGTGGCCGCTTTCTCTTGTAAAAAAGCATTAAACAAGATTGTACAATAACCATCTTTCAAAACTCTAATGCACAAATCAGTATCTTCGTTGTATCTGCCTCTCCATCTGTGTTTTAGTGAATTGTCAATCAAAATACATGAATAAACTCTAGTATTTAGATAATATGGTGGGTGTTTTTCAGTAGGAACCATAAAAAAACGATAGTTCATACCAGAAATTTTGACATTTTCGTAACGATCAGTAAAATCCTCGCAACATTTAAAAATTGTACCTGTTTGAACAATGTTTCTTGAGTTTCTATTTAATCTGTAAAAATCATAAATATTATCATCAAGAATCCAATGTTTTTCTGCACCTATTGATATTGAATGTTCCCAAACCCAATTTCTTGCTGGAATACTACCTTGACCTAAGTTTGAAAAAGGTAAAGTTAAAATTTTATCTTTATCAATAACACTAGCATAATTATCATATTCTTGTGGTTCAATCACAATATGATATGGAACTTTCATTCTCTCTAGTGATTTAGATGTTAAACGAGATTCCCAACGACCTTTTGAGATAATATAAACAGGATATTTAGGATTCATCTATCCACCTTGTCTTAAATAATTTCTTAGCTTCAAGTTTAGGATACCACATTGATTTAGTTTTATTATTTAAGTTTTGATCTACTAACTTAGCAAATTCTTCTAAATCTTCTTTGTTTCTAAATCTTATATTTATATTTGCATAAGGTTCTTGTTTTAACTGATGAAATTCTGGCATATCTTGCCATTCTTTTTGCCAATCAGTTTCTAGTTCTTCTGGTGCAAATAATGAATCTTTATCTGACATGATTTCTACTCTCCTTTTCTATCATTTCGATTAATTGTCTTTTTGAATATCTATTCAATAAAGTTTTAATGATGTTTTTTGTTTTCTTTTGTTTTTCATATGCTCTTGCTCTATTTCTTGAAACTACTTCAAGATGTTCTTCTCTCATTTCTGCCATTATTTCTCCTCTGTTGCGTAAAAGTTAAATAGATTATTAGATTCATCTAATTGTTTAATTTCATTCAAAGTTCTATGCAGTAATTCTTTTTCAGTTCCATACATAGCTTCAAACTGTCTTTTAGTATTATGAATACTAAAACTACCAACATGATGATCTGGACATAATGGTATAACATGATAATGACTAGATCGTTTTCCGATACCGACATTACCTTTACCATCTCCAAGATTTCTAATGTGATGACATATAGCTGGTTGCTGACAAATCAAACAACCTAAACTAGCTACTTTAGATAGATGTTCTCTTTCTAATTTATTTGCTATTTTTTTCTTGCCCATACTATTGCAGTTTTACCATGTGGTGTTTTTCTTCTTATACCAGAATCTACAATTAAATCTAAAATTTGTAATTCTCTGCATCTTGCACAAACTGAACTAACAGGCATTTCTAATTCATCTGCAATTTCAAAATTTGTTGATGCTTGAAGTTTTACAAATTCATAAACTTGCTCTCTTTTAGTTTTAGCTTTTGGTTTATTTTGTTCAAAAGCAGATTTACTTGTATCTGTGTAATTGTGAGATTTATATTCTGTATCGAATATATCTAATTGTTTCATATGTATCTCTCTGTTATGACCAGCCCACCAGAGAGAAAAGTGGGCTGATCTAGTATTATGATATGAAAATAAATACTTATGTCTTTCGACATAAACCTCTCTATCATTTTTTTATTTATAATCATATCTTTAATTGATTCGTTTTTTATACAAGTGATTTGTTTTTGTAAAGATATTTCTAATATAAGATGATATAATGTGCAAAAAAGCTATATTTTATGCGATAAATAAAGCTATTGCAATTACAACTCATGTATGATTTATTATCGTATGTTTAACATAAAAAAAGGAGAGATAATGAAACAACAAACTAAAATATATATCAATGAAGCTACTGCTGTTGGTTTTAAACAAATAGCAAGTATGTTTGAAACTTTAAAATTTTATAAAAAAGATAAAGTTTATTTTACTGAAAAAGACATGAATAAATTAAGTGTTTATGCTCTTGAAATGTTGCTTCAAATTGATGAAAAAAAAATAGATGCAAAATTTGATAAGATATTTAAAAGATCAAAAAAGGAGAGAGCATAATGATTACTTTAACTGATAAAGAAACTTTATTAGCACAAGAACTATTAGATACTACTGATGGTACTGATTGTCATATCTGTAAAGAAGATTTTATAGATATTGAAAAATTAAATTGGAATGTTGATACACTTAAAGGAGTGTTTGGTTCTTTAGTATCAAAAAATCTATTAAATTATGTAGATGAAAATGATAATGGAGAAATCTATCAATGGACAATTCCTGTAGATTCAGAACAACAATGTATGAAATTTGATACTGATGAAGAATTATATCAAATTAAAACTGTTGATGATTTACTATTTCAATTTAAAAAACAAAGAGAGGAGAGAGTATAATGAAAAATATATTAAACTTTTTGGAATATCTTAGCTTTGCAATTATAATGTTGTATTTTTTTGCGGGTGGATTTAAAATGACGATAGATTATTTAATAGGAGTTCAATAATGAGAATACCAACTAATTCTACTTTCACTAAAGAAATATCAAAACAATTTAAAAGAATATTTCATAAAGATATGACTTTAGGCGGATTACAAGATTTACAGGAAGAAGTTAATTTAATTAACCCTGTAGATAGTTACTTGGAAAATCAAGTAGCTAATTTGGAGAAAGCTAATGCAGATAAAAAATCTGTTCAAGGCTCAAGAGCAGTACGACAAACAAACTATGAAGGAAAAAGATTTGTTGAAACAACTGTTCAAGCTGAAGCAGAAGAAGAAAAAGTTGGCTGTTGATATTCATAATTTAAAATATCATCAACAACATATATAGAGAGGAATAAACAGATATGAAAAAAATAATACTTTTTACTATGGTATCTTTGACCTTATTACAGGCTTGTTCTTATAAACCTATTATTGATACAGCAGGAAGATCAGGAACATTTAACGAAGATAAAGCTAAAGAAATTACAAACGATATTCAGCATTGTAAATACTTAGCAAAAGAAAATACTAATTTTATTTCAAACATTACATATTGGACACTTAGTCCAACAATGGACACAAAATACGAATCTATTATGAGAAAGTGTTTAGATAAGCGAGGTCATAGTGTCCTTAACTAGAAAAAAAATTCTTGCATATAAATGTGCTAGATGCTTTAGAGAAGATGCTTTAAAATTAGCATGGTTTGTAGGTAGTAATTCTATGTATAGCGATAGCTTACTGTGTAATTCATGCTTTAAAGATCAATTTAATAAACTTAACATTAACGAAAAAAAGGAGTGGTCATTCTATGATAAATAGACGAACAAATACAACAGTAGAAGAAGTCAATTTTTCTATTCAAGAATTACTTCCACAATGGAATGTAAGCAAAAAAGACAATGATGCTATCTTTGATAAGATAGTAGGTCTACAAATCAGAAAGATAAGATTGATGCGTAATAAATCACAAGTAAGATTATCTAATGCAGTTGGAGTAACATTCCAGCAAATTCAAAAGTATGAAAAAGGTTTAAATGCTTGTAGCCATAAAAACCTTAAAAAAATATCTGAATATTTAGATATTGATATTGATTACTTTACAAAACCATTAGATGATTTAAACTTAACATTATTAAAAAGGAGAGATAACAATGTTTACCCATTCAAGACAGAACCGTACTTGGCAAGATAGAAGAATAGAAGCTATGAACAGAGCAATATTCAGAGGAATACTTCCGCATTGGTATTTAGTAGAAGAATATGTAGCTGTGTCACAATCTAAACATAAAACTAAACAAGACTATAAGAGAGAGGTATATAAAAATGACAGTTATTAAAAACGAAGATAAGCATGGTAATCTAATTGAATTTAGACCTAATGATAACAAATACAGATACAAAGTTAATGGTGAAGTTAAACCTGGTGTAACTGGATTGATCGGTAAAAGATTTTCTGGTGGTGGTTTAATGTGGTGGGCTGAGAATTGTGTCTATACTGCAATAGAGCAAATTATGAATTTTGATAAAAAGCCTATTGATGAAATACAGCAGTTCAGATCAAAAGTAGAATCAAGAGTAAAAGAGATTCAATCTGAAGCTAGAGATATAGGTACAAATATGCACTCACTTGCAGAAGATTATGTAAATAAAAAAGAAGTAATTGAACCTGCTACTGAACCATTAAAGACTATGTTTAATAAATTTAAAAAATGGTGGGATAGCAAAGGTTTTGAAGTAATCGCTACTGAAACTACTTGTTATTCTGAAGAATTAGATGTGTGTGGTACATTTGATGCAATAGTAACTCATAAATCATGGAAAGGTAAACACGCACTTGTAGATTTCAAAACTTCTAAAGACTTTTTTATAGATCAACCTATTCAGATCGCTACATATAAAAAGCTAATAGAAGATTCAACGAATCTTAAAATAGACTATCTCTATATTGTAAAAATACCAAAAGACCCTAAAGAGCAGATAGAAATGCGTTTGTTTGAGATTAAACCTAGATACTTGAAAGCATTTAAAGTTTGCAAATTTCTAAATGAATTAGAATTAGACTTTGCAAAAAGACAGCGAGAGTATAATAAACTTAAAAAGGAGAAAAAAAATGTATCAAAAAAATAAATCAAACTATGATAAACCGTTCTGTGGTTTGTCTTTAAGGCTCTATGAAACAGGAAAAAAACCGCCTAGCTACGAATATCATGCTTCATCAACTAAAGCTAAATTCCAATGTAGTTTAACAAAAAAACTATATGGTCTTTCTCAAGTGATGGAGTGGTATCAAACACCAGAAGTTCAGCAATACGCAAAAGCTGGTTACACTTTAAAATGGGGTTCAAAAGTTCAACAAGCTAAAGAAACTAAATATGGTGCTGATACTGAACAAGTAATAACAATCTACATGGTTAAACCTTATAAACCACAAGCTAATGTAGATGGTTTGAAACCAATTAGTCAATCTATGCCTCAACACGCAACTGAATTTGCACCTGATAATGCAACACCTGTTGAGCAATCAGATATGGACGATGAAATTCCATTCTAATGGTTAAATTATCTGAAACTCAAGAAAAACTTATTAGCGATTTCTATAACTTAAAAAAAGATTTCGCTATTAAGTTAGAAGAAATACAAGCATTGTATTTAGAGATTAAATCTTTAGATAAAAAAAATACTAAATTAGAAGAAGAAAATCATAGTCTTAAACAACAAATAAAACAATTAGAAAAAGAAGCGGAGGAGATGTTACTTTACCCATGATAATATTAGGAAAACCAATACATAGAAAATACAATAAATGGATTGTAAGAATCGTATTAACATTTATAATTACAGCAATTTTATTATCAATTTTTTAATAGAGAGTTAAATATGTTATTAAGCAATAAATCATACGAAGAATTAGAAAGAGCATCACAAGAGTGGGCAGAATGGCATAAGAAAAGTATTATTTTAGAAGATGGTAAAAAAGCCATGTTCAGTAAATTGTTTCTTAAATATAAATTGGAAACAAAAACCGTAATAGAGGCAGAGCATAAAGCCAGAACAGATGTTGAATACAGAGAAATCGTTAAGCAATATGCAAATGCTGAAGAAGAATTAATTAAAGCTAGGTATCATTACAATAACTTGGATAAATATATAAGTTTAAAACAATCTGAGTTAAAAAGAGATTTAGCTTTGAATAGTAAAGTTTAAAGAATTCTATTAGCGAAAGTTGATTAAACAAAGCTCCATTTATCAGCTAATAGATAGAGCCATCAGCGAGAGTTGGTGGCTCGTTAAAAAGAATTTTGGGACGAATAAAGATAGTTTTTAAACATGGCTATCACTTTGAATTACCCCAAAATATCAAGATGTTTTTTGGATTAATTTCATCTTGATTAATAGCTAGAGTGGTTTTCTCTCTCTTACCACTTTAGCATAAAGCTAGGGTAGGCAACTAACTGGTTCTGCTTACCCTAGTTTCTAACAACTTCTAAATCTTTTAGATTAGTTTTTTCTGTGATTGGAGTTTCTGAATAATTATAATCTATAACTTCTAAATCATCATTTCTTTCAAGTTCATAAAGAGCATTTAATAATCTTGGTTTGTTAGGTGCAGTATCTATAAATCTAAAACAAACATGGTGATTATAAGGATTCCATCTTGAAGATACTTCAAACTCTACATCTATAATTACTGCATCTATGTCCATAAGACATATTACTATTTTCGTTTAAAGATGTCAGCACCTTTTAATCCATATATTGCTGAACAAATACCAATAAACAATGCTTGATACCATAATGGAAGTTGATCAAAGTATTGAAAGAATAAATCTACCTTTTCTTTTACTGATGGGTCATCAGAGAAAACAGAATACACCAATATAAGAAAAGGAATACTGACGAGAATAAGGACAATTTCGTCCTTAATACCTTTATCATTACTCGCAATAATTTTTTCTTGATACTCAATTTCTCCTCGTGCCATTTTTTCGTAGTGTAATCTTTGTGCTTGTGATTCAAGCATTTTAGATTCTCTACGATTTTCGATTATCTTGGCTCCGACTTTTAAACCTGATGTTAATAAATTCAACCACATTTTATTATTTTTCTTTAAGTTGCTTTGCAAGTTGGCAATAATGAATTATCTTATCATATTTTTCTTCTAAAGTTTCACCTTGTTTATTCCTCACAGCATATTTCACTATATTTCCATCAAAATAATCTAATTTATGTGATGCGATCAATTCTATTGGTTGGATTTTACCTATGTAGTGGTTTCCACCAATTTGTATATCGGTAGCTTTTAAATCGCTTCTATGACGGTCTAATGATGGTTTTTTAGACAATTTTACCTATCCAGTTAGAGTTTTTATCTAAAATCATAGGATAAAGCATAGGTTGACCATTTATGATTGCACCTGTTCCTATTACGAATCTTAATCTAAAATTTTTCGAATAACCAAAAGCGAGGCTGGATTGTTTAGTTAAGCAACCACATTGTAAAGACCATACTAAATTGTCTGGATTGCTAAAATATTGAATATTAAACTTCGAATGAAAGTGGAACTGACATACATTTTTTCCATACTGCATCGCCAATTTTAGACCGTCCGCCGCCATTCCGTGGGTAAAGTAACATTCTGAACCATCACTTAATTTAACATTTAGATCATCTACCCATTCCCAGTTTTTATCTACTTCTAAAAATTCATTATAATGTCTTAAATATGCTCTTGGCATACCATGTTTTAATGCTTTTCTATAGATTAATGATGAGTGATTAGAATGTAATATTATCATCTTAGGAAATATCTTTTTAAGTTCCCATATATATTTTTTAGATTGTCTTAATTCATCTCCAGCACTAGGTAAATCAGGATCAGAATCATGGAAACTAAGTGCGTGTTTATCCAATTCGTCCCCACCACAAACAATAAGATCAGGTTTAATTTTGGCTTTTAATGCTTTTAAAAAATCAAATGCTTGAGGATGGTGGTAAGGAATATGTAAATCGGAGATACAGAGAACGGATTTATACTTCATACAAGTAATGCTTGTACAGTTATTTAGATAGAAAGTAAAGTACCTGTGCTAAAAATATCACAGCTACTGCACCGATACCATAAATGATTTTATCACTTAGACTATCAAACTTGTTATCTAACTTTTGATCTATCTTCTCTATGTCCTCGTGCATATGAGCAAGATGATTATTTTTAATTGTTGAAATATCTTTTTTTAGTCCTGTTACATGACCATACAACGATACGATATGTTCGCCAGTTGTTCTAGGTCTCTTAGCCATTAGCTTTGAACAACTTTCTCTAGTGCTAAAGTAAATCCACCAGAAACAGAAGTAGTAGCATCAGTTAATGCTCTCATCTCAATATCTGTTTTTTCATTGATTTGAATTGGAACAACAAATTGTTGATATACAGGAACAGCAAAAGTAGTTTGAAAACCTACTGTGTTCCAAACATTACCATTATTAACTTCTTTAGTCATAATCTTTGCAGTTAATTCTTTTTGTTTAGATACTCCAGCATAAGCTGACATGATATAACCTTTGTAATTTCTAGGTACACAATAATTCGCTGAAAGTGATGAACCATAAGTTGCTGGAATATAAGCTACTGTTTTTGAATCTACTGTGATTGTAATATTTCCAACATTAGCATCTCCTGTATTTGCTGTAACCATTCTTGCACTAAATACTCTAATAAAAGATGTTGTACTTGCACTTCCACCAATAGAAATAGTTTCAGAAGCTATGTCAAAATTAGAATCTAAACCAGAAATTAAAACTGTTCCTGTATTATCTGATGCAGTATTTGATGAAGTTGCTACAGCAGTAGAAGATGCAGTTGGATATACATAAATTCCACCAACAGAAGATATAGTTTCAAATGTAGATGAGATGTCAGGATTATAACCAAAGATACCAGTTGCACTAAAATTAGAAACAAGTCCTTTTTGAACTCCTAATCCAAATGGCATATTGTTAATATCTATAATACTCATTTTTTCTTTCTCGGTTTATATTTTTTAATAGCTTGTGAAATAAAGATGTTCTTATAAAGACTTACTTTCTTTCCAAACTTTTTATCAGCTTGTCTTTTAGCTGATTTATATGCTTTAGACTTCACATTAAAAGATTTAGGCTTACCTAATTTCTTTGGTCTTGGTTTAGCATATATTGGTTTCTTCTTCATTACTTTTTCTTCTTCTTTTTTTTCTTCTTTTTCTTTTTGTATTTAAACTTGTTTATCATTTCTGATAAAGTTGCTGTAGTAGTAAATCCACTCATTATTTCTTTTTCTTTTTCTTATTCATCATTTTAGATTTCTTTTTAGCTGGTCTTCCTCTACGGCTACCATAAGTTCCTTTTCCCATTGGCATAGTATTCTCCTATTTGTTTGCGTTTCTCATTATACTGGCCAAACTTTCACATCTTTTTGTGGTTTGTTTGTGCCAATTACTATCTATCATTTCTTCACTAGCTTTTAAATAGTTTTGTTGCTTTAATGCTTCCCACATTTTTTTGAATTTCATTACTCTTGGTTTTCCTAATTGAAAACACATTTCAACAATTACACCAAAAACTATATGATTATGCTCTATATTTCTTAGTAATTCTCTAGCTGAATCTAATGCTATTTTAAAATCATTATCAAAAACTTCTTCAAGAGTTTCTTTGTCATAAGCAACACCCTCAACAAAGTTATCGGAATCCAATACCAAATGACCATAGCCGATAGTACGAAAACCCAAACTATCGGAATACATAGTGTCCCGAAACCCCTCATGTTGCTTGATTCTTTCTTTAATTTCTTCCATATATTATTTTTCCAATGTTTTAATATATTGATAAATTTTATCATAATAAAGCAAGTGAGTATGTGGTGTGGAGGTAATACCCACTTGCAGATGCTTTATAACATTTTAGGGTTATAAAATCAATTCAGTTAAATTACTATTTGAACCTATTATACCTTTATAAAAAGTATTAAAAGCTAAACTTATTCTAGTGTTAGTTCCTTTTTTTGTATCTACTTGATGAATTGTAGATGATGGAAACATTACTAATTGACCAGTTTCTAATGCAAACCACCATGTATCAGAGTTCCAAATATTATATTGATCTATTTCTGGTTTTATTTGTTGATAGCCTTTTGAATTAGTAAATTTAATTTTATCATTTTTTTTATCACAATCAAAATATAACACACCAGATATAACTGAATTAGGGTGTGAATGTTGATGATGATACTGATTTTCTTCAGTATAGTTTAACCAAGATTGAGTTATATAAAGTTCTATATTATTTTTAGGAGATATAATTTTTTCAAGATAATCTTTACAAGCTGTATCTAAAAACTTTTTTATGTTTTCAAATTCTTTTCTATTTAATATATAATTATCTTTTGTATTATAATTAAGTGTTGGAATATTACCACCACCATTTTGTTTTGTATTATTCTTTTGTTCATTAACAAAATTTAATTCTTCATTGGTAAATTCTCTGTCTATATTTGTCATATAAATAGGTATAGGAAATAAATTATGTATATTAGAGTTAATCATTTTTTAAACTCATACCAACCTGTTATAATATATTTATCCTCATCAATCGTAGTATGACCTTTGTGAGTAAATGTCCAATCAGCACTCCAAATAACAGTTAATCCTTTTTCTGGTTTTACTTTTAATTTTTGATAATACCATTCTGTTTCTCCACCTTGTTTAACATCATTAAGATATGTCATAAAAACTAGATGTCTTTTTGATGAATTTATACTTGCTTTTTCACAATGCCAAGAGTGATATGCTTGTGAGGGTTTATATTTTTGAATATTAAAATCATGTTGTATTCCCCATTCCCTAACATGTTCATCACAAAACTTATATTTTGTTTTATAAAGTTTTATAATTTGACTTAATTCTTTAAAGTATTTATCTAATATAGGAAATTTAACAATATCATTTATCCATAGTTGTAAATCTAAACTATCTTTAACTTTTTTATTAACTTGTCCTTTTCCACTTTCTCCTAATACTTTATTGTTTGAATTATCAAATAATTTAATTAAATCATCACATATAGATAGATCAGATAAATAATATCCATCTATAAAATTGTTATTTGAATTATGTTTATATTCTCTCACACCACTAATTTATATTTATTCTCTTAAATCCCAAGTTTGATTTGTTTCATTCCAATTATATACTTGACCATCTGTAGGATAAGAAATAGGTGCTTCCCATAGACAAGTTGTTTCATTCAATGTCCAAGAATTAAAAGGTTTAGGTGGAATAAAAGCATCTTTGTATTGGTCATATTTAAAACCTATACCAGCATAATTTTTTCTTAATGCTTTTGATTGATCTCCACTTGGTGTAATTCCATCAGATTCATAATGAACACCACCTTTTGTGTTATAAGAAGTTTGTTTCCAAATATCATTTGTTCCATAAAGATTATTTAAAAAATCTATTCCAGCTTGTTCAGTTGTTGCAATATCATTTGATACTTTTTCAACTCTTTCAACTATATTTCCAACTTTTAATTTTGAAAAATGTGCCATAATAATATCCTATGCTGTGTAACTTCCACTTCCTGTAAATTTAATAATTGTATCTGTTCCATCTGTTGTAACAGTTGGAGAGCCTGTTGTTGTACCAGAGTAATCTGCTGTAGGTACTCTTAAAATAACTACACCACTTCCTCCAGCACCTGAATTTCCATTTGCGTGTCTACCACCTCCACCACCACCTAATCCATCTGTACCATTCCCAACAGAATCATCTTTTGTACCATTTCCTCCACCACCTGTTCCACCAGAACCAGCCGAGCCATTATTTAGGTCAGTAGAACCTCCTCCACCTCCAGCATAAGTAGTAGCCGAACCTGTTATTGAATTTGATAAACCATTTCCACCATTACCACCAGAATTTGAAGTACCAGCACTACCAACAGCACCAGCACCTCCTCCACCACCACCACCATATTCTGGAGTACCACTAGAACTACTACCACCATCATTTCCTTGACCTACTGTACCAGAACCACCTGTACCTGTATAACCAGTACCTCCACCAGAACCTCCTGATCTTCCTGAAGCACCAGCACCACCACCAGTACCACCACCCCCTCCTCCTATAGAAGTTACAGTTGAAATTCCTGTACCAGATAAAACACTATCAGAACCATCATTACCTTGTGTTGAGCCAGTTGTTACTGTTGCACCTCCACCACCTACTGTAGCTGTATAAGTTGAACCAATAGTTAATGAAATTGCAGTTCCACCATAATTAGTTAATAAACCTCCAGCACCTCCACCCCCAGAATTACTTAGACCACCACTTCCCCCTCCAGCAACAACTAAATATTCTGCATTAACTGTTTGTGGAGTTTCTAAAGTAACATCATCATCAACACTTGGAATCCAACCTTGTGTTGCACCTGAATAAACTATTCTTACTGATTGACCACTTACATCATAAACAGGATTAGGAGATGAACTACCTTGAAAGTTTAAACTGTTAGTATTTATTGTAACATTATTTGTTCCCCATGTTCTTGCATAATCTACAAATTCTATTGTATCTCCAACACTTGCTGATGCTGGAAGTGTAACAGTACAGGCATTTGAAGTCGTATCAATCCAATAACCATTTCCAGCAGTAGCTGATAAAGTTGTTCCTGTTACGATACTTGATTGCCAATTAGTTCCACCAGCAACATCTCCAAAAGATAAATTGCCTGAACCATCTGTAA